AGAAGTAGCATCAGATATTACACAGTAAATCTTATCTTTTAAATCATCCGGTTCCTCACCTTCGTAAACAGGGATAGATAGTCCATCGACTATCTGATAGTAAGCTGTTAATATTGCTGTATTGACATCTTTCATTACTTAAATATAGCTTTTATATCTTGCATTAACAAAGGTAAGTTTTTATTCACTGATGGGTAAAGGAATGGTCTTGGCCTTATACCATTTCTAAGTATTGATATAGCTATTGGATATGCTGCCTTTCTATCTATTCCTTTGCTCTTGCACCATTGCATAATATTTAAAAGCATATCTTTAAAACTACCTCCTGTTCTACCTTTAAAAGTATTAGCATAAGATGCCCAATCACCAGGTAAACTTCCTACATAATTTGCTGCATATTTACGAGTACCAAACTCAATATAAGCTGCATACTTTGCAGAAGCAACAACTGAAGCACTACCAGTACCATAATCAGGATGAATAGAATTAAGAAGCATCCCTTCATTAGAACTATTAGCACTTACTAACTGTTTTGCATCTCTTGCTGTTCTATCTGCCCAATCATTTATTGCAGCTTGTATATCAGCCTGTGCTTCCACAGAATAGCTTTTAAACTTTGCCATTACTGCCTCAATACCATCTGCTTTGACTGTTATCATGGTGCTAAATAATATGCTATGATTTCAATAAATGTATTATCTAATGCTCCATCAATTACTACCCATGATTTTTCACGAACTCTCAATTCTATTGTATCATCATCTATTCTTTCTATTGAATAATAACCGACTCCTCCTGCTATTGATGCACTAAAAAAAACATTTGTTTTATTTGCAGGAAGTGTAAATGCTCCTGCTAATACTCCATAATAAACACCTTGTGAATGATATGTCCATACTATATCACCTATCCAATTCTCATATATTTGCCCAACTGTTGGATCTGATGTTGATACCTGTGTCATAGATACTCTATATGCTTTGCCAGGATTAACATATGAAACAACATCACTCATGGCTGCCTTGCCCTCATCTTGGAATGGTCTAAGCATTGGTACTAAGTCTGTAGACTCTAAAACCCCCAAGTCCGGCAGCTGATTATATGGTATTGATAATGGCATATTAGTAGTATAATATTGTTGCTACCTCGTTAGGTTCAAATGCTGTTCCCCATGTAAAAGTACCTGTTGATGCATTATATTTTACTTCCTTACCTACAGGAGTACCCGAAGTTATTACTAAGTATTGAATGCCATCTTTAAAAGCATTAAAAACAGACTTACCAATCAATCCATTATATGTGAAATCAACTTCACCACCAATGGCAATGTAGTTATATACTTTTATATTTCCTGTATCCATTGGAGCATCTGAATTAATTGATTCATCAATTTTTGTTACTTGTAATAATTCCCATGTCTTAAATCCCTCAGCTTTTATCTGTATAGAATTAATCTTGTAGAACTGATTTTCATACTCTACAACATCATTGCTTCGTGTCGGTCTCTCTAACTCATATCTCATCACTATCACATTATCATAAGACCATTGAGTCTGCTGATAGCTTTGTACTGATGATCCTGTTCTATCTTGTACCTCTGCCCACTTTGACCATGAACCAGTAAGCACTGCAACAAGTCCACCGAACTCATTTTTAGCTGTCGTATATCTATTTATGTTTATTCTGCTGTCTAATTTATACACGTTTGTAAAAGTTTAGTAAGACTTTAGCTATTGGTGAAATATCATCGGTACCTATTGCCCTATTGTCATACAAATAATATATCTGATTCAATAAGGCAGTTTTCATGCTCTCCGGTAAAGTAGTATATCCTGTTGTATAATCTACGGTGATATCATTCTCACGAGGAGTAAGCATTCTCTTAAACTCATTGCCTGATAATGTATAACCACTATCTAAAACAAGTACATCTCCTTTCCAATTAGTCACCTGGTTAATTGCTCCAGTTGGACCATAAGGAAGATATATCCCACCATTACAATTATCTAGTATAGCAACGGCTGAATGTTCCACGAATCCCACTCCAGTAAAAGCCTCACATTGTTGCCTTGCAGCTGTGATTAAAGCTATCAATAAATCATCATCTGTACCGATATCTATCTTACAGAAATTCTTAGCCTCTATAAGTGTTACTGGTTCATCAATGACGGTATCATCGAACTGAAAGTCTAAAACTGAATTGTAAGAAACCATAATTTATATAATTTAAAAAAGCCCCCTCCATAAGGAGGAGGCCTTCATTATCTACATCCCAAACACAACACTTAATTAGTCGATATAGTAGATCGCAGAAACAGGCAACATTAAGTTGATTTCTTCTTGACACTCTATACGAGCAGTGATTTGGTTCTTTGTGAAATTATCTCCATCTTCCATTGCAAACTGAACATTCAATCCTTCAGTCTCAACTCTCTCACAATAATCAGCATCAATGATAAGTACATTACCAGCAACTGCCCATGAAGCAGCAATAACTGGAGTACCACTGATTGCAAGTGAACCATTAGCTACAGAACTAATTCCTGCAGCACCAGGATAATAACCGTTAGTCAACAACACCTTGTTGATAGCAGCTAAAGTAACTGGATGAACTATTGCAAAAGAAGCACTGAAATTGGCAGCATTTTGGTTAGCTATCAAATCCATGATGATCTCAACAATATTTGCTCCTGTAGTTGTATTAACTCCAGTTGCAGCAGTAGAAACAGTTGTAAAGAAAGAACTGTTCTCAGCCTTGTAGAAATCACGAGTCATGATACGAGGAAGAGTACCTTGCATGTATGGTAATTGCTTAGCCATTTGCTTAGTAAATCTGCTGAATCCTGCAATGTAATTCTCAACAACTTTGATTTCAGTAAAATCGTAATCAACTTGTGATTTAGGATCTCCTTCAGTTTGAACACCGATAGTACCAGTAGCACCAGTCTCACGATATTGAACATAAAGTCCAGTAGGAGATACAGTTGTAGGAACTAAATCTCTGAAGTTAATCTTCTGAGCAGGAAGAACTGCCTGACGAGCTGAATAAGACGCTGTACCATCACCAGTAAGATTACCGATTAAAGACATGTCTTTTACTTCTTTCATATCAATCTTAACTGACTGACCTTTCTTAAGTGTTTCTAATGCAGCTGCATTTTCTTTTAAACCTGCTGCAAATACTTCACCGAATGAATTATTTTCCATAGTTTCTTTTTTGCTTGTTTTTACTCTTGTTTGTAGTAAATCAAATCCTTTTAATAAAGACACTTGATCAGCTTTTAATGTGTTGAATTCTTCAGTGATTGCTTTTACAGCTTCTACTGAATCATTGTTAGTCAAAGATGAAATCTTAGCATCTAATTCAGCTACTGCTGCTTTCAACTGCTCAGCTATTTCTCCTTTGGTTTTTTCGTTGATTGATACTTCAAGGGTGCTTTTTAATCCTTCAAGCTCAGTCATTAATAACGCTTTATCCATTTTTTATAATTTTATTTTATGATTGAATTCACGAATAACATCAATAATACTTTCTGATGGCTGATTAGTTTGCACTGGATCAGTATTACTCTTTATATCTAAGATGAATTGTGCTAATTGTTTACTGTGCAATAACAACATCTGAATAGTATCATCTGTTGCATCTGTTTTACGGCAGAACTTCTCAATGGCTGCCTGTTGCTTTATAATCCTATCCACCTCTACTTCACTCTTTAGTGATGTGATTGGTGTAAGAGGATTTGCTCCCCATGCTGTAAGAGAACTACCTTCATATAACTTTATCTCTGTAATCTCAAACTGACCTGCAGATGGATTACGAAGATAGCTTTCATAGGATTGGATTTGATTCCTCTTAATTATTTTAAACCCGATAGAATGTTCTGTAATCAATCCACTCTCAATCATCTTAATGAAATCTTCTCCACCTTCATGACTGCCTATCTGTGATTCATAAGCTAAGCCATAACTATCTTCCGTCAATGACAATAACTTACCTAACGGTTGTGATGGTTCGTGATTCATAAGATGTTTGATTCTCGGCAATGCAGAATTAGGCCCCTGCTCAGATATTGTCTTAGCAAAAGCACCTGGTCTGATTATATCACCATCTGAATCTACATTATTAAACTTGCTGAAGTATCCTGTCACTATCCCTTGCTTAGGATTCATGTCCATGATCTCAGCACTTAATACTTCCGTCTTAATATTGAATATTTCTCCCACGATATAAAGTTAACTTATTTCATTAATAATATAAAAAAATATTTATCTCCTAACTATTCTCCCTGAAGCATCTCTTTTTGCTTGGAATGCTACCGTACATCTACAGTTGATTACCTCACTACCAGGTACCTTTAAACCATTAGGCTGAAACCTTGCTCCTGGTTGCATCATCTGCACATCGATATAGCCACCACCTTTGAACTTAGATTTAAAGTCGAAAGGTACATCTATTGGCAATGTTGTGCCATCAATCATCCTATGGTTATGCCTTGTCCTTTTATCCTTCACAGCTATCCATATTTTCTCCATCACATTGCCACTCTGCTGAGCATATATCATGGCTGCACCATTGGCAGCTGTCACCGTCTCTGTTCTTGCAATTCTTCTTGCTCTCATAGCATTGAACTCAGGATTGGTGAGTAAGCTCTTAACGATGTCATCAATAGAAGCTCCAGTCTCAGCAGCTAGACTTAACACATCAGCTATCACCTCTCTGCTATATGATGTCATAAGCTCAGCATCATTCATAAGATTAATGCCATAGTATTGTCTCATAAGCCTCACTATCTCCTCATTAAATCCCATCTGACCTATAGCTTTCTTTGTTTGTATCCTAGTGATGTTTGCCCATGCTGGACCTACCTTCATGTATAACTCATTCAACACTGCCCATAATGGATAGGAAGGAATGGCCATGATATCTTTTGTCTTTATGTAAGCTTGTAATTGGATGTGAAGAGCCTTGACAAACTTCTTCTCAAAGTACTTCTCGTACTTCTGTTGGAACCTGTTCCATTTATACCACTGTTGATTCTGTTCCTGTTGTGTCATATAATCTTTGTGATAATAACTTCTTTACTTTATCTTTCTTCCATTCATTCTGCTGCCTCTTTCTAGGACATGTTGGATCAGGCATATGTTCCAACATTAAGAACAATATCTTCTTCTCGATAATGCTCACTACCTCCTCAATACTTTTGCCATCCATTACTCACCTGGTGCTGTGACATCAGGAACTGCTCCTAAGTCAGTTAACAATATCTTTCCACTATCAATTAATATCTGATTCATCAATGGTTCATCCAACTCCTCAAAGTCTTGTATGTCTCTCTTCTCATTTGGTGTAATCCACCACATAGCAGATAATGCATCAGCTTGCATCTTCATGTCTGATTGCAATGCAGGTATCTCAGANAAGTCTATCTCTATTGTTCTCTTTACTCCATCATTATACATTGGTAGAATGCTATTGATTAAAGCATCTTTAAACAGATAGATGTTAGGAAGAATTGAATTAGTGTACAACATCTTCTCAGCTGCTGATACATTGTTAAAAGTTGAGCTATCCTGATTGTTTAGTAGTACCTCTGGTAGCTTA